ATTCAAATTATCTTGCAGAAAGTTTAGATAAAGGTATTTCTTACTCTAACTATCTTGCTGAAAACCTTGAAAGAGGTATTAAGTATTCTGAATATATTGCAGAAAGTATTGGTAATACAAGTGAAAGCGATCTTAATGAGTCTGTACAAATTAATGAATATAAAGAGTCATTAACTGAAAAGCTTAACAAGATTATTGAAAGTGCTAAACCTAATGTTTCTAAAGAATACCATTTTATGAATTTTTTAACTGAAGGCAAACGCCAAGAGTTTAAAAATCTTTCAAACGAAAAGCAAAATCTTCTTGTTGAAAGTATGAATCGTGGTCCTATTATGAGTACTATACAAGCTGAAAATGTATGGAACTCTTGTCTAACTGAATCTAAAGCGGCTCTTGATTTTATTAATGATATGCCTGAAAAATTCCGTATGAAATGGGAACAATTAACAGGTAATAGAAAATCACAAATCATTGCAGAATCTAAGTTTTATACACTAAACACACCTTATGCAATTAATAATTTTTGGCAAACAAGAGATCTTAGAAATTCTCAAGTTACATTAGAGGCTATTACTGAAAGTAAGTCTGCTGCTGAACAGGCACAGGTCGAAATGATTAAAGAATCTCAAATTTCTGATGATCGTAAAGCTGCTATTATTAATAAAGTTAAATTTAATTTAGGAAGATAATTTTTCTTAAAAATTTTGAATAAAAAATATAAAAATGAAACATATTAAACTATTTGAACAATTTATTAATGAAAATGCTTCACCTGTTCGTAATGAGGTTAAGAAATTGATTGCTAAATCAAGTGTTCCTGAACTTTTTGGTGTTATTAATTGGAATAAAGATGATAAATCAGGATATGTTAGTGCAATGGATGATGTTGAAGAGATTCTTGCTGCAGTAAAAAGTAAATACCCTAAGACAAGAGTAGAAAATAAACCTGAAGGAAAATTAGTAATTTTTGAAACTGTAGAATCTGAAGATTTTACATTTATCGATGCTGTTGAAACAGCTGGCGAAAAAACTTCAAGAGAACTAAGAGGGTGCAAAGATGCTCTTGCTGAAATTGGTGCAACTAAAGGAAATGATGCCATAATTTTAACAGACACAACTGAACCTGACGGTGAAGACCTATTTGATGAAATTGAAAAAATGGAGCCTATTTCTGTTAATTCTAACATTTACGATGAGGCTTATGCAGGAAAGTACAAAGGCAGAAATGTAGTAGTATTTAGATCTGATGGCGAATTATATGCTTATGTTAAAAAATAAAACAATCCTTTAAAAGTTTAAAACTAAGCAGAATCCAAAAGATTCTGCTTTTTTATCATATTTTTTTAATGAAAAATATATTATAAAATAAAAAAAGTTTTTTAAGACTAATATATATTATAACTAATCTGATAGCTAAGAAGCAAAAAGCTAAAGATTAAAACTAAATTTTTTACAAAAAATAAAACTAGAAAAAATGTACGCTAATCAATTAATTAATGAAGCTGAAGTACAAAGAACATGGGCACCTATCATTGAGGAAGCTACTGGTATTACTGAAAAGTCAAAATTGTCTTGGATGTCTAAATACTGCCACTATCATAACCTTAATGAAAGTGTTTATAACACTGTACATCTAAATCCTAACATGAATGTTCAAAGTATGGGAGCTCCTTCTTTCCCAGATGCTCCTGGTACTATGAATCAATTCTTTTCTCAACAAACAGGTAGTGGTGATAGACCTTTCTCTTTACTTCCTCTTGCTATGCAAGTTGCTGCTCAAACAGTAGGTCTTGATCTTGTTCCTGTTGTTCCTATGCAAGGTCCTATGGGAGTTCTTACTTACTTGGACTTTGTTTACGGTGGTGGTCGCGATAGATCTGCTGGTGGATTGGACACTACTGCTGGACCTCTTATGGTTAAAGTTGCTATTACTCTTAATACTGGCGAAGCTGCTCTTGTTGCAGGAGATGTTAGATACACTGATGATACTAATGCATTAGGCGGTGCTTCTACTGGTGACCGTGCAACTTATGAACTTACCTTTGTTGGTCGTTCAAGAATTGACGGTTTAAGTATTTTCCGTGTAAGAGGTAATACTGCAGGTGCTACTGCCGGTAACGCTATTTTTGCTCAAGGCAGTGAAGGCGCTGGTATTCCTATTTACGATGCAATTGCTAACGGTACTAATATTTATAGTAATGTTACTGTTGCTACTCAAATCGGTACTTTTGACAGTACTCCTGAATTGGTTAAAGCTTTAGAAGATCATATCCCAGGTTTCTCTGGCGATGCTTTTGCTGCTAACAATCCTAATGGTACTGCTGGTTCTTTCCCAACAATCACTGGTGTTGAACCTTACTTAAGAGGTGTTGGTGAAGCTACTGTTGATAATATCATCGGTTTAAGCTTATTCAACAAATCAGTTGCTGCTGATACTTACCAAGTTGCTGCTGCTGTTACTCGTGAACAAGTACAAGACCTTAAGCAATTCGGTATTGATGCTGTTGCTCAAGTAGAAGCTGTATTGGTTAATGAATTAACTCAATCAATTAACAAATACATCTTAGATCGTATTTTCAAAAACGGTGTATCTAATGCATTCCAAGTTTCACAAGTTGATGGAACTGTTCTTTCTGCTGCATTTGACCTTTCAGGTGGTATATCTACTCCTATTACCTTAGGACAAGATAACACAGGTGTTACTAGATCTGTAACTGTTCTTTCAGTTAAAGTTGATGGTGGTGGAGAAACTCAAGGTACTCTTCAAAGAAGAATCCTTACTAAGATTCTTGCTTCTTCTAACTTGATCGCTACTCGTGGTCGTAGAGGACCTGCTACATTCGCTGTAACTGGTGGAGCTATGGCTTCTGCACTACAAGATTGTGCTGGATTCGTTCCTTATCCACTTTCTAATACTGTAAACCAAGCTGGTGGATCTCTTTATCCAATCGGTGCTATTGCAGGTGTTACTGTTTATGTAGATCCTAACCGTGCATTTAACGATTACACAATCGCTATCGGACGTAAAGGTGACGGTAACTCTCCTGGTTTAGTATTTATGCCTTATTTGATGGCTGAATCTGTTGAAACAATTGCTGAAGGAACTATGGCTCCTAAGATCGCGGTTAAATCAAGATTTGCTCTTGTAGACGCAGGTTTCCACCCTCAAACAATGTATTACACATTAAACTTCTCTCTTACTGGTGTTGACATTATCTAATAAGTTAATACTTGGATAGATTTTATAGGGTTCCCTTCGGGGAACCTTTTTTTGTTTTATCATATGAATATATAATATAGTTAACCAAAAAAAATAAAAACTATGAAATTTATATCTTTTGACCAATTTGTAAAGGTGTTAGAATCACAACAAATTGATGAAGCAACAAGTGGAGAAAAGGATTACGGAATATTTATGAAGTATGCAAAATCTCAAATAAATTATTATAAAAGAAAAAGTGCATATCCTAAATTTATGAAAGCACAAAATGCTTTATCTTTAGACGAAATAGATCAAAAAACAGAAATTGACGAAAATGAAGAAGAGTATTTAACCCAATTGGAAGATAAAATTAAAGAAAAGATTAAAGCTGAAATAGAAAAGGTTAATCAAGAACAAATACCAACTGAACAAAAAAAGGTAAAAAGACAGCAATTAAAAGATCAACAAGCTGATGCTTTAGAACAAGCAAAAGAAACATTAAAAGATAAAATAGAAACTGAAAAAACTAACATAGGAGAAAGAATTGCAGCAGACAAACAAAAAATTACAGATAGAATATCTGAATTTGATACCGATTATCCTATTGAAGTAGATAGCTTAAAAAAGCGTTGGAATGAATTTAAGGCAGAGATTGATTTAAAATATGCAATTGAGTTAAATAATGATATTTTACAAGTAAAAATAGATGCAACAACAGATACTAATAAACAAAAAGCATTGATGCAAAAAGCAAAAGAGCGTGATCAAAAATTAAAACAAGATGCTCAAAAGGAAATAGAAACTTTAAGACAAGAGGCAAAAGAAGCAGAGCAAGAAATGAAAAACAGAGTACAAAATGCTCCAGCTGAAACAAAAGAAGCTTTAGATAAAATACGTGATTTCCAGGAAAAATTAGGAAAATTTATGGATCTTGCAGGTGCATATACAGAAGATTCTACTGAGGAAGAGATTGACGCAGTATTACAAGCAAGAAAGGAAATGAACGAAGTAAAATCAAAATTAAGTGTAGGATTACTTAAAAAGGCAGGTATGGCAACCGATAATAATGCAGAAGAAATGGTTTCTGCATTCGAAAAAGATGCTGAAGATGCAATTAATTCATTTAAAGAAGTTAAAGATTTGGTTGCATTAAAAAAGGATGATAAAACCCCTAAGAAAGGCGAACCTACTACAGAACCTAGTCCTAAAGAAGGAGGATCTAAAAACACTGAAGATTTAAAAAATAAAATAACTGATAAGCTTGCAAAAGCAGAAAAAGCATTAGCTGCAGCAGTATCAAGTCCTAACCCAAAACAAACTGTAATTGATGCTATAAAGACTCAAATAGAAAAGAAGAAAAAGGAACTTTTAGGATTAGGTGAATCTTCTATTGATTATAATATAAAACTTTCTTCTATAAGTAGAAGTATAGATTTAATCATGGAAGAAATCGAATCTTTAAGTAAACCTTGGTACAGAAAAAGTGACGGATCTCTTAATGAATCTATTTCACAAAAATTCAGCAGGCTTCTTAATAAAAGGGTTTAATGTATAAAGTTAGAAAGATAAACTTTGGATGGTATAGAAGGCGGCATGGTATACTCTTAGAGAACCTGCCGCCCTCTAAGCAAAAATTTCTTTTAGAAAATGATTACTTAAAATGGTTAAACCCAGATCCACAAACTTATGAAATCATTTTTAAGATTATAGATATGAATGAATATGAAAAGGTGATTAATAAACCACTTTGGAATCCATTTAAAGAAACTTTTACAACTCTAAAGGAGTTAACTTTAGATTCAAATATTTTAGATTGGTCTTGTGCAATATGTAACACTGATATTAAATCAAGAATGGATTCTAAAAAGGTTGAAAATTTTGTTTGTAAAAATTGCAAAGAGTCTCATAATTCAACAAATAAATTTATAGACACCAGAATTATAGAATCATCGGTTAAATTTAATAAGCATTGTAAAAAGCTGTTAAAAAGAGAACAAACTGAATTTTTAACATATACTCGCAAATCATCTAAAAGATAAAGCTTTTTCGAAACTTATTTTAGGAAATGAATTAAGTTTACTTATCATACTTGCATTATAAACCTCTATTCCTGCATTTTTTAAAAGAGGTGCTAATGATTCAATAGCAGGTATAAATTGTGATTTATAAACCTGATCTCCTGTTGTATGTGTAGGGTACCCTTCATGAAAATGACTCTTTGTTCCATCGTTACCCATATCATATCCTAATAAAACAATTCTTTTTGCACCTAAATGAAATGCAAGATTTATTGCAGCATACCCTCCATTATTACCATGAGATAACGTATCTCTTTCTTTTTCCAAACCTAATTTTTGACCACGCTTTAAAACATTAATGTCTTGAGATATTCCAGGATATGTTGGTGTTATTGTATATTTTAGCCCTTTAAATTTATCTATGTCATCTTTAAACCAATTATAAAATCTGCCATCAGTCCAATAAAGTACATCTGCTTTAGGATAAGCATAAAAAGCTTTATTTATTGCTATTGTCTTTTTTCCTAATAATGAATCCCATTTAAAATCTCTAAGAGAAGGACCTCCTCCAATAATGTAAACAGTTTCGCCTTGCCAAATAGGTTCAACTTTAGAAATTTTTTGTGGATTATGACCTAATGCTACACCTTTACCAGATTTTACTTGTGGTGAAACTTTAACTTTAGTAATAGCTCTACTATTTGCAGAATTCTCAAACATTGGTTCAAATGAATTGAATACCCTATTCGTTTCCTTTTTCTGCTGCTTAGGTTCTTCTATTTTTCTTATTTTTCTATTCCTTTGCATTAACCTATTTTTTATATTTATTTTTCTTAAAACTAAGTAAAGGTTATGTATATAATTTTAAACATAACTATAATATGAAAAATATACAAAATCTTTTACTTACAGAAAAATACAGGCCTAAGTCTTTAGATGATCTTATTACACCTAATCGTGTTGGCGATAAATTAAGTAAAGGTGTTTATCAACATCTTTTATTTTATGGGAGTCCTGGTACTGGTAAAACTTCAGCGGCTAAAGCTTTGGTTAAACATTTTGGTCATCCTTATCTTTATATTAATGCATCAACTGATACTTCCGTGGATGTTGTTAGAAACCGAATTACTGACTTTTGCGCAAATCGTTCAATTATGGATGAACCTGGAAAATTAAAGGTAATAATCCTGGATGAGATTGATGGTGTATCTGATCAATTTTTTAAAGCACTTCGTGCAACAATGGATCAATTTAATATTAATGCAAGATTTATAGCAACATGTAATTACATTAATAAAGTACCAGATCCAATTCAGTCAAGATTTGAAATGATTGATTTTGATTTTACAAAAGAGGAAGAAACTGAAATAATGAAAAAGTACATTATGAGACTTCTTCAAATTTGTAAAGATGAATCGATAGGAATCGATAAACATGCGGCTGTTGAACTTGTAAAAAGAAAGTTCCCAGATCTTAGGAATATGTTAAACACTCTTCAAGGTTTTCAATCACAAGGCCTAAAAGAAATAACGGTTAATGATATTAAGAAGTTTAGTTCTGTTTATAAAGATGTTTATGACCTTATTATAGATAACACTGATACTGTTAAAAACTACCAGTATATGTTAAGTAATTATTCAAATCGTACTGATGATGTCTTAAATTCTTTAGGTGCTGAATTTATTGAATACATTACGCAAGAAAGGCAATCGTATACAAAATTTATACCTCAAATTGTAGTAACTGTTGCAAAATATCAATCGCAAAGACAAATGGTTATAGACCCTGCCATTTCTATGTTAGCCTGTATTTATGAACTACAATCAATTTTAAATGGAGTATGAGAAATGAATTTTTAGAACAGCTTACAAAAAAGTTTCCTAATGATCAAGAATTAGGCACAGCAGTTAGATATTACTTTAAGCTTATAAACACAGAAGAATTTCCTTTTACTGTAGCAGAAGAATTAGTTTTAGCAAAAAACTTTCAACTTTAACTAATTTTTATTATTATTAAATAAAAATATATGAGAAAAACAGGAAGACATACTCTTATTATTGACGGAAACTATTTCTTATTTAGGACTCTTTATGTACTTCCTAAATCTTCAAAAACAGGCAAATACCTTGAATCTGAAAATGATGCAAAGTTTTTTATGAAAAAGCTTGCAGTAGATTTATGCTATCAGCTTAGACAATTTGAAGGTGCAATTGAAAAAATTGTTTGGACTATTGATTCTAAATCATGGAGAAAAGATTTTTTTCCAGAGACAGATTATAAAGGAAATCGTAAACAAGACTCAAGTATAGATTGGTTAAATTTTAGTAAAGTTACTGAAGATTTTATTTCTATTCTTAATAAGAATGGAGTAATAGTTTCTAAAGTCGATGGAGCAGAAGGAGATGATCTTATGTATGCATGGAATACTGAATGTTTGGCAAATAATAAATCAGTCATACTTTTTACAGGTGACAGAGACATAATTCAACTTGTAGGTAAAAACACAAAAGATACACATACAATACTTTATTCGCCTACACACAAAAAATTATATACATATCAAGGTTTTACTAATTGGCTTAATACTTCTGAAGAAATATCTACAGATGATATTTTTGAATCATTAAAATTAACAACATCTGCAGAAAATCAATTAAAGAAAACACTTAATGACTTAATTCAAAAAAAGGATATATCTGTAATTGAAGTTGATCCTGAAGATTTTAGACTTAAAAAGATTTTAACTGGTGATGCAGGTGATAATGTTTCTCCTGCTTATTGGTACACTAAAGGTAACCGTGTTTACGGTATTAGTGATAAAAAGGCTGAAGAAATTCTTACTGAATTTAAAGGTAAGCATGGCGATATATCACCTCTTTATTTTTATAACGATGAGTATCTTATTGATTTAGCAAACATAATAATAAGAGTAATGAATGCTAAGTATATGAATAGAGAAGTAATACTTTCAAATTTAAAGTTAAATATTGCTTTAATGGTATTAAGTTCACATACTATACCAGAAGGCATACTTGATGAAATGTTTAAATTTATTGAATTAAACATGGATAAGAATAATATTAATTTATCAAAAATGATAAAGGCAGAAAAATTATTAGAAAACACAAAATATTCTGCTGATGAATCTATTAAAATTAATTCATCTGTATTTAGTAAAGATGATATTGATGATAATGATTTTTCATTTATAACAGATCGTAAAACAAAAGGTAAAATTTTCTAATAAATAATAAAATGAAACTCTTTGATTATATAAAAGTTCTATTTGGAAAGGACAGTGAATGGGAAGAAGCTACTGATTATGATAAATCTAAAAATTCTTTTATGACCAATAGATTTATGAGTGCAAAGTTTCCTGTTCAAGCAAATCTTTTTAACCAATTGCGAACAGATCCAGTAGGACAAGCTGCTGCATGGAGAATGGTTTCTTCAAAATTTAATAAAGTACCAGGATTTATTTATACAAAATTAAAAAAAGAAAAAGAAGAAAAATCCTGGAAACCTAATCATAAAGCATTAGAGCTTTATTTAAAAATAAATGAAATAGGTGAGCGTGAATTTTTTGAGGCACTTAAGTATAATTACTCCGAATTGAAGCAATCATTAGAAATATTAGAAAAACAAATAGGTAAAGATGACGGTTCATAACACTTTTGATTTAAGTATACCTACGCATATTTCTTGTGCGCTTTATGAAAAAAATGAAATTGATAATTTAATCATTTCTTTAATAAAGAAAGATTGTAAAAATTATGCAGTAGACTCGGTTGACGTTTATAGTGTTAATCCAGATTCTTTATTAAAAGCTTTTCAAAAAAGTAAATTAATAAAGGATATAATTAGCAAAATAGATGAAACAATTAACACTTCTGATTTTAAGCCTAATTCAGTCTATTTCTTGAATAATATTATAGCAAAACTTACAAACTTAAGACTTATAACTTTTGTCTTTTTGAAAGATGTAGATTTTACAAGAATATTAAAAACTGATATAAAAAATTTAGGGTTTTTTAATTTTACAATCATTGAAGGTACTTTTGACTTAACAAAAATATTTGATAGAAAAAGTCTTGACATTTTTAATAGAAATCTAATACAAATGAATATCTTACCATCAAAATACATGGAAAGAAGACCGTATGTTTATATGAAAGCTGATGTTTTATTTGATATTATTGATGTTATGAACTCTAACGGTTTATTAAAAAACTTTGATTTATTTAATTATATTGATCCTAAATTAGAAAAAGACGATCCAATGTTACTCTTAAAGACCGATTATTCAATATACTAAAAATATATAAACAAATAAGTTTATGTATGAAAACATTTGTTAAATGGTTAGGTGGTCTTTTAAGAGATGAAAAGAATAGTCCTTCATCAAAAAGATTCGTAGGCATAATTGCAGGTTTAAGTTTATGCGGTGCACTTTTTATAAATCTTTTCACCGAACATCCTGTGGATCATGCATTAATAAACGCTGTTGCAGCTCTTGCATTTGGCGCTTTAGGTTTAGCTTCTGTTGATAAAATATGGGCAAAAAAAGAATCTACAGAAGTAAAGAAAACTGAAGAAATAGAACAAATCAATTCTTAATGGCAATACTGGGATCTACTACAAATGCCAATGGTGATACTTTACTGATAAGTCTCCAAGAACCTTATCTTAACGTTATTGAAGTGTTAAGTTATGAAGATGTTATAGAAGGAGAAACTACAGATTGCTTTTATAATAAATCTTTTAGGTGGGGTATAGATGGTGTATCATATTCAGACTGGGTTCCTTTAACAAATGCGAATCTAGAGGCTCTTTTGTTAGAACCAAATAATCCGTTTTGGATTCAATATAAGTATGAACAGGTAGGAGATTGCACACTAGAATTTATATCAGTATCACTTGAATTAGTAACAGATTCTGGTACAATTTGTAAAGTTCCGCAGGTAAGTTGCTGTGATGGACAACTTTTATCAGGTGCTCAAAATCTTGTTATAGATTGTTGTTCTACCAAATGGAACCCTTATGATTTAAGCAGAGCAGCACAAATGTATCAAATGCTTTCTTCTGTTGCTTCTAATCTTTTTGGCTTTTGCGTTAAGTATTTTAAAACTTCAGCAGATCAGCGAAGCCGTGATGTTATACTTAAAGAGTACTCTTTATATAATGTTATCAAAAGTGCAGAAGTTAAGATAATGTTTCCTGATAATGAATTACCTACAAGAGAATTACAGTTTAATCCTCTTATGATTGATTATCCTGTTCAATTTGAGGTTCATATTGTTAAGTCTTCATTTGAAGCTGTTTTTGGAATAGGATCAAAACCAGAAGTAAGAGATTATCTTTACCTTGAAAACTACATGAATAAGATGTATGAAATCGATGGCGTTTCACAGTCTGACGATTTTCTTTACACCGGATCTTATTGGAGAGTAAGTCTTGTCGCATACCAAAATAGAACTGCAGTTTTATTTACCGATAAAAATATTGAAGAAGAAAGAGATAGCCTAATATCAAGTATAGGCACAAAATTTGATGAAGAAGCAAATAATGAATATGATGATGTTAGAAAACCTAATCAATACAATACTATAGGCACACTTGCTAATGATTATGTTAGAAGAATACTTGATAAGAAACTTATAATAAAAGAAGAAAACGTTTATAATAACTGGACAATAATTTCAAAATATCACTATAATCTTGCTTCAATGATTTTAGGAAGTGAAGCTGTTGAATATAGATACAATCAAGGATTTTCTACAGCAGATAGTAGATCTTTTACATTTTGGTTAAGACCTCTTTATAAAAATCCAGTAGGTCAAAATATTCTTATACAATCAATAAGTGATGATAACGGTTTTGCAAGTTTAAATTTTGCAATATTACCAACAGATCCTAATCAAAAGTTAAAGGTTGGAGATTGGATAAATGTAAGTGGCACACAATCTTATAATGGTATACATAAGATTATAGAAATTAATGGTAATAGCCTTGTTATTGATGAGCTTTATACAGATAGTGTACTTTTAGTAACTCCTAAAGTAAACCGTGAAAAGAGTTGCACTTTTATAGAATACGCAGGCCAAAATACGCAATATCTTGAATTTACATATACCTATAAATGGTTTATCATAAAAATAAATGGAATTTATTATAAGTATAATGTTTATCAAAATTCTCTTTCATTTAACGAAAATCAATGGTATGCGGTTGTTATTAATCTAAATAATTTAAGTAGGCAATTAAGTCTTTTTGTTTATGAAACTGTTGAACAAACTGGATCAATAAATCCTAATAGAAGTTCTGAATTATATTTAGCTTTTTTAGAAACAAAAGGTATACTACCTATAAGCATTCCTAATGGTAATTCATGGAGACTTTTAGGTTCTACAACTGATTTAACAAATATAAGAATTTGGAGTAAGCCAATCGAAGAAGAACAGCAAAGCTTAATACTTTCTCAATATGTTGTTAATGATACACATTTAACGCTTTTGGTAGATAATGCATCTCCTCAATTATTACTTCCAAGAACGACCAATCCAAGATAAACTTAGAATATATATTATAAATCTAAGTGAATGAAAGAAAATTCTAAAGAAAAATTTAGGGATACCATAGGTGACTTATTAAGTGATTTACCTGATGAAATTCCTGGATTAAGTGATCAGCCACAATTACCTAAAGTTCGTGCTGAAAATTCACAAAATGCTGGAATGTTAAAAGCTAAGGCCAAAGCAGAAAAAGTTATGAATAGCCTTCTTAGATTCTATCTTAGTGAAGAAATAATAGAAGAACACGAATACATAAAGGCTAAGTCTGCTCTTGATCAATCTGCACTTTCAATGTTAATAAGACAGATGCAAAATAGTGAAACTGCAATTAGCATCTTAATGGACACAATACATGAAGGCGATGTTTCTCCAAGAATGTTTGAAGTATTAAGTGATTTGCAAAGAACTCTTTTGGATATAATTAAAAGCCAAACTATGTATATGTTAGCAATTGAGGAAAATGCAAAAAAGATAAGTAGAGATATAGATGTTTATCATAATGGCGGAGGATCATCAAAAAAACAAGTAGGCAATACTGGATTAAAATCAAGAGGTACTAAAGACCTAATGAGAGCTTTACAAAATACATTAAAAGAAGAAAATATTGAAGATGTCGATGGAGATCAAGATGAAGAATAGTTATGTTCTTATTAAAGAAATTAAGGAAGAACAAATTTCTAAAGGTGGTTTATTATTGCCTAATGATTGGAATGCAAAAAGAAAGGCTACTGTAATAGCAGTAGAAGATAATGATCAAATAAAACAAGGTGATATTATTTTAAGAGAGCATGGAAAATCAACAGAAGTTATGATTGATGGTGAAACTTATGAAATGATACACTTAAACAGCATAATGATGGTTATATGAGTAAACCTAGACCAGAATCGGCAGGATTCGAATTACAAGTAACAACAGGAGAAGAATCTTTTGCATGGACAACAGAATCAGTTAATCAACTTTTATTAGCTTTAGAAGAAGGTTATAAGCCTAAATCAACTCCATTTTATGAAGGTAATCCTAACCTAAGAAAGGGAAACATTGTTTTTAATTACACACCCGAAGAATTAAGAGAAATAAAAAAATGCGCAACTGATATTGTGTATTTTGCTAATAATTATTGTACAGTAATGACTGATGAAGGTCTACAAACAATAATATTAAGGGATTACCAAGAAAACATGTTAAGACAGTTCCAAAAAGAGCGATTTAATGTTTGTTTAGCAAGTAGACAAATTGGAAAAACAATTTCTTCTTCTATTTTTATTGCTTGGTACATACTTTTTAATTTTGATAAAAATGCTCTTATACTTTCAAATAAAGGAGCAACCACAAGGGAAATTATTGATAAAGGAAAAACAATTTTAGAAAACCTACCTTTCTTTTTAAAACCAGGTGTTATAAAATGGGATGTATTTAATTCTAAATTTGATAATGGTTGTAGGATTATAGGCCAAACCACAACAAAAAAGGCTGCAATCGGTTTTACGATTCATCTACTTTTTATGGATGAGTTTGCTCACATACCACAAAACTTTGTTGAAACATTTTATGAAAACGTTTATCCAACAGTTTCTGCTTCTAAAAATTCAAAGGTAATTATAACAAGTACACCTAATGGATTTAATAAATTTTATGACATTTATGCAACTGCAGAAAAAGGCTTAAGTGAATACACTCCATTTAGAGTTGATTGGTGGGATGTACCTGGAAGAGATACTGCTTGGATGAAGCAAGAAGTAAGAAACTTAGGAAGTGAAGAAGCTTTTAATAGACAATATGGAAATCAGTTCATAGCAAGTTCTTCTCTTCTTTTAGGACCAGATAGCCTTAAAAAATTAACAACAGAACAATTAGATTTTCAACATGTGGAAATTCCTGAATTAGATGAAGAAGATTTAGAGTATAGTGGATTGTTATGGCACCCAGAGTTTAATATAGATGATGCAGATGAAGATACCAATTACTGGGTTTTTTCAGTTGACATAGCAGAAGGAAATGGTGGAGATCATTCTGTATGTAATATTTTTAAAGTTGAAATAATGCCAAAAAAAGACTGGAAAAAGCTAACATCACCCGGTAGTTTTGTTGACTTTTTTAGACTTAAACAAGTAGGACGATTTAGAAGTAATACACATACAATTGAAGAGTTTGCAAAAGTAATTTATGTTTTAGGTTTTGATATTTTTTATTCAGAAAATGTAAAAATGGTTATTGAATGGAATATGTTTGGTGGAGAATTAGTAAGAAGATTAGAGACTGTGTTTCCACAAAGAAATGAATTTGATGAAGAAACTATTGTTAAATTTAAACACAGAATAGATGCAACTCATAAAAATTTTGGATTAAAAGTTAAGAAAGATAATAAGCCTATTTTTTGTCAAAACTTTAAAAAATTTATATCTCAAAATAAAATAGTTATAAACGATAAACAAACCGTTTATGAAGCTTCAACATTCGGTAAACTTCCTAACGGTAATTATGCAGGACAATTAGGTAATGATGATCTTATAATGACATGCATAAACTTATCTGAATTTTTCTCAACAGGCGATTTTTCCGAATTCGTTGAAGAACTATATGATACGATAGATGATAAATATACAGAAGAGATTGATCAAATTTTAGAAAAAGATTCAAAAGGAGGAAATCTTAACTTTGATATTTATGATATAGTTTAAAAAGTATCTATGACATAAATATATAAAAAAAGAAACTAATAAAAAAAATATTATAAGATGGCTATTGATCCTAGAATTGCATCCCTTAAAGCAGCAGGCACCTATAGATTTGAATTTGATAAGAGTCAAATCGTAAGTATCCCTGCTAACCAAACAAGACTTATTGTTGGTTTTTCTAAAAAGGGACCTTTTAACACGCCTGTTTTTGTTCCTGATACTGCTTTCTTTAAACAAGTATTTGGTGACATTGATAGAAATTTAGAAAGAAAGGATTCTTACTTTCACAGAAGTTGTTTAGCAGCTTTAGAAAGAGGTCCTATTCTTGCACTCAATCTTCTTGCACTTGATTCTAATGATGAGGTTGACGCAATTAGATTTGCAACTGCAACTACACCAGATGCACAAAATAATTTAGGTGTTAGCAGAGAATACCAAAAATTCTATAATAGAGATAAATTCTTTTTCCCTGACACCGATGCATTCCTTGATAATGTTGGAGCAAACAGGAATGTATTAAGCGGTAATTCAGTAAATGATCTTTTAGACTTTACAAATTTAGGACAAAAACCTATTTCTGTTATTGTTAAAAAGGCAGCAGAAGGAAACGTTACTAATTTTAATGTAACGGTTGAAGAATGGTATGGCGCAGCAAATGTACCGGGATTCTTAAATAAAGACAGTTTAATTTCTGACTTTATGATAGATGTTTTTGTAATTGACGGTAATTTTGGCGGTGATTTTACAAGTCCAACACCTTATTCAAGATTTAACGCAGATCCTACTTTCCAAACATACTTTAACCAAACACAAGGTATACAGAGAAAGAAATTCCAATCAGATACAAATGATACTCTTTTACAAGAATTCTTTAATGAACCTGAGGTTAACTTAATTGCACAATATACTGCATGTTTAATTCCTGATTTTGTAGATCTTATTGGTAATAATCTTTTTGTTGAAAAAGTTATTAATACTGATACTGCTTCAACGGGACTTTTCTGTACTGTTAATGAAGATCTTTTTAGTGGAGATATTCTTATTGACGGTGTACCTGGTGGTATAGATCTTATTGGACATAATATTGAATATGCTCAAACTGTAGGTATTCAAGATGATGTTAATTTCTTATCATATAATGGTGCAATTGTAAGTGATCTTGAATATTGTCAAGAATCCGTAACTCCTAATACTGCAACACAAACAACCGAAACAGTTTCAGTTGTTCAGTTAACAGGTGGTGACATACAAATACAAGTTCAAGGTTCTGTTGGAGATGCAGTTTATGATGCATTTGCCAGTATGACTGCAAATACGGCAACTGCGGTTGGCTCTTATATACTAGGTGATCAAAATGGAGAATACATACCTGTACTTTCAGTTCAAGTAACATCTACTATTGTTACTGTTGTTGTATCAGATGCAGGTACAACTACAACACTAGATTTTCCAACTGCATCTTCTACAACTTATACATATCTTAACGAAGAAGATTTTGGTTTTGTTGTTGATGATGTGGTAACTGCCGGCGAAGCTTCAATGGTAGGTTCTTACGGAACTACACTTTATACACAATTTTCTAATGGTACTCTTACTGATGGTGATGAAGCAGTATTTGAACTTTCTTCAGTAGAATTCACTTCATACTTAGTATTTAATGCAGTATCAGTAGGAGAAATCTTTACAGGTCCTACTACATCAGTTGCTATTTCAGATCCTAATTATTATTTACCTGCTGTAAGAATAAATGCTTACCAAGAAGATTCATTTACTAATCCAACAGATCCTACTGAATTTACATTAGATGGTTCAGGTTTATTCCTTAAAAAGGATGGAACCGCTGCAACTGTTAATTGTTTAAATGTACAAACACTTAAAGGCGCACTTAATCTTGGCATTGAAATTATTGCAGATTATTTAACTGAACCTTTGCTTAAGCCGAATCAGGTTTTAATTAATTCAAGTGTATCTGAAGCTGCTGATATTGTTGTAGGTAATTACTTACTTAACTTCGAAGGTTCTATTGCAGTACCTCACTCAAGATTAACAAGAATTAATGTTGTTGTAGGTGGTTTAACAAATGCTCAATACTCAACAATTCCTGTAGGTCAAACTGCACTTTTGGTTACATGCCAAAGCGATATTGTAACTTCAACTTTACCAGGTTCTCCTACACAAAAATTAGTTGAATTATATTATCCTATTGATAGATGGGTTGACTATCTTAACATCTTTACTCTTGATGGATTTACACTTTTGGCTAATAAACATGTTCCTAACGGAAGTAATGATAGACAAAATCAAATTTTAAATGGCACTCTTAGCGGAACAAACCTTTTCAAAGCATTAACAAATAGAGAAGTAATTAATTTCCGTTATGTTGTAGATACATTTGGTAATGGAATTGAAGCAGGTTCTAAATCAATCTTTACACAACTTTGTTCTACTAGAAAGAATGCATTTGCAATTATAAATGCACCTTCTGCAAAAGATTTTAAAGACAATACTGATCCTAAATTCTTAGATGCAACTGGAGCTTTAAGTTCTAGATTTATTTCAACTGGTGGTAATCTTTCACTTAATCCTACTATTAGATACTCTTTACCATCTTCTACTCAAGGTGGCAGTTGGGGAGCATTCTATTATCCTTTCATAACTGTTAGGGATTTAGGAAAGAACATTAATGTTCCACCTGCTGCATATGTTTCTAATAATTATATTGCAAAATATGAAAACGCACTACCTTGGTCGATTGTTGCAGGTGTTCGTAGAGGTGTTATAGGTGGAAGCGGAGTTGTAGGATTAGAGATTAATCTTGATCAAGAAGATAGAGAATACCTAGAACCATTTGGTTTAAATCCTATTGTTTTCCAAAGTGGAACAGGTCCTACTATATTTGCAAATAAAACTGCTCAACAAACTCCTAGATCTGCATTAAGTTCAATTAACGTTAGAGAGGTTGTTATTTATATACAAGATGGTATTGATGCAATTCTTAAAAACTACTTATTTGAATTTAATACTGCACAGACAAGATTAGAAATTAAAACACTTGCTGATAACTTCTTATCTACTGTTCAAAATGATGATGGTGTTTATGATTTTAGAAATGTTATGGATGAATCCAATAACACGCCTGAAGTAATTGATCAAAATATTGGTATACTTGATACTTATATTGAGCCGGTAAGAGGAATGGAAATTCTTGTACAAAGAACTACAATTTTAAGAACTGGTGCAATTAGTACAGGAAACTTCCAATAAGTTGAATAAATAAAAAAATAATTAAGAGATATGCCTTTACCACATTATACTCAATCTACTGCAAGTACTCAAAGATATGAGCCTATTTATCCCAGTCTTTTTGAGGTAACTGTTTTTACTCCATTTGCTAGTAACACAGGACTTATTCTTGAACACGTTAAAAGCATAGGTGGACTTGCTGGTATCAACCCTTCGGTTGATGCAGTTGGCCAAAAGTATAAATTTGCAGATAGATCATTTGCAGGTATGCCTGGACAAACTTATGTTGATCTTTCATTAGTACTTACATTAAACTTAAATGATGCTAATGAAAACTACATCTATAATAATTTTCGTAATTGGTATAAGTTAACATACAATCCACTAACCGGTGAAATGGGACTTAAACGTGATTATGTTGGTAGTATGATAGTAGTTCAGTACAACAGAGCAGGTGACATTTTTAGAAAAATTACATTTAAAGACGTATTCCCAACTGGTACATTAGAAACAATGGGTGATCTTGCCTATGAAACTAATGATCCTGCTGAATTAACAATGACACTGCGTTGCGATCACTGGGTTGAAGAAAATGTAGGAGAATAGTAAAAATTAGTATAAAGAATTAGGGATTTAGGTCCCTAATTTTTTGTCTTATCCTTAATATATAATATAGAATATAGATTATGATAATATTTAAAGTAACTCATCGTGATAGCGGAAAAGTCTATATAGGACATGCTATGAATGATAATCCTAATAATTTAGGAACAGGCAAGTATATAAAAAAGGCTGTAAAAACATTTGGTTCTGAATCTTTTGACAAAGAAATTCTTGAACAGTTTTCAGAAGATGAATCCTTAAGTACCATAATGTTGAGGTTTGAACATTGGATTAAAAAGTACAAATCAGATAATCCTAAATATGGTTGGAACGAAACCGTTGAAGAACTAATACCTCAAAGAAAAAGACTTACTAAAAAATTACAGGTTTTGCTAACACCTGAAGACGAAGATAAGCTTAATTTTATAATTATACAAAAATCAATGGAAAAAGGCATTAAACCTATTTCTTTATCTAAATACATAAGACAAATAATTGTTGAACATATTATAATAGAGAGTTCACCTGAAAAACAACTAATTAAAATAAAAACTTATGAGTAATCACGAAGACAATATTAAAAAGGAATTTGAAGAAGCAGAAGGTCTATATGAAACTGCAAAAACAGATGAAGGAAAAATTACATCTTTAGGTAAAACTGATCCTAAAAAAACTTTAAATCTAACAACTGCCGACGATGTTGAAGTAAAAAGACTTAATGAAATGGTTGGTCACCAAAGACTTAACTTAAGTCTTTTACCATCTAAGGGTAGATTTTATAGAGATGATTTTGAAATTTTTATTAGAGCAGCAAGGGTAGGTGAAATTCGTGACTTTTCAACAGTTGACGAAAATAACATTCGTGATGTTGATGATAAATTAAATGGTATTATAATTAATTGTACAAAAGTAATGTACGGGCCACAAAGAGGTTCTTATAAAGACATTCTTGAAGAAGATCGTATATATGTACTTCTTGCAATTAGAGAGTTAACCTTTAAAGAAGGTGAACAAAAACTTTTAATGCCTGTTACAAAGAAATCATGTAAAAATTCAACATGTAAATCTCAGGAATCTGTTGAGTTAAGAACAAACAATTTACAGTTTTCTATACCTGAAGATATTCTTGAAAAATATTATGATTCTTATAATCGTTGCTATTCTATTGAAACAAAAAATTATGGAGTAATCACAATGGCTCCGCCTACAATAGGTGTTATGAGAGCAATAACAGATTATGTTAGGGTTAAAGAAGAAAAAGGCCAACCTTGGGATAAATCAATGTTATCAATTCTTCCCTATCTTCAAAGAGAATGGAGAGGTTGGGTCGAAAAGGATATTTTTGCAGCCATAACGTCTTTTCAAGGATGGGATTCAACAAAATATTCAATTATTTACCGTTTGGCAGAACAAATGAAAATCGGTGTAAAACCTGAAATGAATTTCCCTTGTCAAAGTTGCGGTGAGGAGGTCACCGTACCGCTTTCCTTTCCCGGAGGTATCAAGGCTTTATTTATTATTCCAGATATCACTTCTGAACTTTTATAAGGTTAGAGTTATACTTATGGAGAAATTGCATATCCAACCTTCAGAGTTGGATATGCTTCCTTTTTATGAATACGAATATACAATAGAGTTGTATAATGAAGTAATGAAAGAGCGTAATGATAAAGAGGAAAAAAATACAGAAGATCAGCAAAATAAATATAATATGAACAGTATGAAAAGTCAGGCAATGAAATCCATACCTTCGTATAAAACGCCTTCTGTTCCTAAAATAAGTATACCTAAATTTTAATGGCAGCAGTTACACTTAAGGATTTAATGAATCCTTTAACCAAAATAGAGGATTACACAAATCAAACTTCACAAAAACTAGATAAAGTTATAGCTTTATTAGCTAAAGGCGGTAATCCAGCTGCATCTTCAGGCGGTGAAACTAAAGTAAATAAAAAAAATATAGATGCAATAAATGCATTAGGCTCTGGTATAGGACCTTTACTTAAATCTTTACTTTTAATTAAGCTTGTGCCTACTAGTTCAATAGATAAATTAGGTCAAATTATAACAATAATTGGCGAAAGTCTTAACAGTTTAGAAAACCCAGATAATGCTTTAAAGGCCGCTAATGTAATTCAAATAATAGGAAATAACGTTTTACTTTTTGCTATAAGTTTATCAATAGCAACACCTCTTTTAATTTTATCATTACCAGGTGCTGTTGCATTAGGATTAAGTTTACGATTGCTATTTGCAGCAATGGGTGAAATTAGCGAAGATCGTGTAAATAATCTTAAAAAGGTTGTTTATGAACTTTCTTTAGGTATAGGGATGTATTCTCTTGTTATGGTTGGTGTATACTATGGTGCTCCAATGATAATAGGTGGAGCTATTGCATTTGGACTTTCTGTAAGACTTTTAGTTTTAGCAGCAGGTGCTGGATTCAAAGGAATGGCACAAATGGCAGCAATAGGATATTTAGCAAGTAATGTTTTAGGGTACTCTTTAACGATGGCTTTAACAGCAATTCTTTCTCCTCTTGTTATTATAGGTGCAGTTGCATTTGGTCTTTCTGTAAGACTTCTTCTTCTTGCAATGGGAAAGAGCGCTAAATCTACTCTTGCTATATTAGCACTAGGAATTTTAGGCCAAGGCGTTTTGGAATTTGTTCTTACAATGGCTTTAGTTGGTTTAATTGCACCTCTTGTTCTAATAGGTACTGCATATTTTACTGCTAGTTTAATGATATTAAATATAGGTTTAGCAATTGCAGGAAATAAATCAACAATAAAAGGTGCTATTGCTTTAGCATTAATAGGACCTGCTGCAATAATTTTTACATTATCGATGGCATTTGTTTCATCTATAATAGGTAATGATTACCAAAGGTTTATTATTCCTACACTTGTTATAGGTATAACAGCTGCTGCATTTTATTTAATAGGAAAGGGTGCAAAAGAAATAGCTTTAGGGGCACTTGCGTTTGCAGCAATAGGTTTATCGCTATTGGTATTTAATATGGGTTACATTCCATTCATAAAAACAATAAACACAATAACACCTGAAAGTTTTGCTACTCAAGCAGGAGTTCTCGCTGCATTTGGTATAGGTTCTGTTGCTTTAGGTGCTGCTATTGTTGCAACTGGCGGGGCTGCATTTTTAGCACCACTGTTATACATAGCAGCAGGTGTTGCATTAATATCACTTGGCGCAGGTTTAAAGGCAATGAAGTCGGCTGATTTTAAAGAAGACGATGCTAAGAATTTAACATATACATTAGGTGCAGTTGCAATGGCATTTAGTGGTGTTAATCCAGAAGATGGTTTTTTTGCAAATGTTGGTAATATGTTTAGCAGAGTTGTACAATCAGGTGTTGGTATTGCAGCTGCAGGATTATATACCGCAGCAGGTATTGCACTAATTACTTTATCAAAGGGTTTAACTGCATTTAAGGCAATAAAATTTACAGAAGAAGATTCTAAAGAATTAGCAATATCTCTTTCTGCTGTTACTACAGGTTTTGCTTTAGCAGGAGGCGCTGACCAAGTTCCAAGTACTTCATTCTTTGGACAAATGTTTGGATTTAAAGCAAATGTTGTAAATGAAGGAATACGTGCAGTTAGTGGTGCAGGCAGAGCTTTAAAGGATGTTGCAAATGGTTTAATAGCATTTCAAGAATTAATAAAGCAACAGGTTGTTTTTGGGGAACCTGATGGTGATGGAAAATACCAAGAAGGAACATTAGGTTATGCAATAACAAATACAATAGGATTTGTACAATCTGCATTTGCTGCAGTTGGACGTGAAGGAGATGAATCTGACACTGGCCTTTTTGGCGCTTTAGGATTTAAACAAAATGTTGTTCAAAAAGGTATACAGGCAGTACAAGGCGCAGGACGAGAATTAACAAATATTGCAAATGGATTAAAAACATTTCAAGAATTAGTTACACAACAAATTGACTTTAGACCAGAAGGTAAATTGGCAACGGCAGTTAAAGACTCAATAACATTTGTAGGTAAAGCATTTTCTGATATTGGCGGAGATACACAAAAAGCAGAATGGCTAGGGTTTACATGGGATCAAAATAAAGTAGGTGCAGGTATTAAAGCAGTGCAAGGTGCGGGTGCAGAATTAACAAACATTGCTAACGGTCTTAAAACATTTCAAGGATTAGTAGAAAAAGAAGTTGATTTTAAACCAAACGGAAGTCTTGCACAAGCAGTTTCAAAGAGTATAACATTTGTAGGTGAAGCATTTGCCGCTATCGGCGGACAAAGACAAAAAGCAAGTTGGTTTGTTTTTAAGTGGGATCAAAACAAAGTAAATGCTGGTATTAAGGCAGTTAAAGGTGCAGGCACCGAATTAACAAATATTGCTACAGGCTTGACTAAATTTGATGGCATACAAGATCCTGAAGCTTTAGGCAAAAAGATATCTACGTTATTTACTGCTATGGGATCTGCCTTTACTTCTCTTTATGCAAAAGACCCTAAGATAAACGATAAAATGTCAAAGGTTGCAACATTTGTTACACAGGTTGGTAACCAGGCAACAAAAGGGGCCTTAGAAAAAGCAGCAGAAGGATTTCAAGGAATAGCAGATGCAATTAATAGTGTTGAACTTGATAAGGCAAATGCTATGGGAGATCTATTTAAAGGTGCATCTAAATTAAGTAGTGATGCAAAAGCTTATAAAAAATTAGTTGAAGCAGTAGAAGAAATACGAGATGTATTAACTGGAGAAAAACAAGCTCCACAAGGTGGCGGATTTATGCAATCTGTATTACCTGCAGCTGCAACTGTACCAGTAACACCAAAACCAGGATCTCCTGCACAAACAGCACAGGCAACTGATGCTAGACTTTTAGCTGCATTGGAAAAAATTAATAACACAATGGCAAATCTTCCATCTGCTATTGCAGCCATAGAAATAAAAGTTAGGGATTAATCCACAAATCTTAAAACAAATTTTATTTTTTTCAATATAAAATTATCTGTTTCACGAAAGAAAAGTATAATTAATTATGGAAAAAGAAAAAAGTATTGTTTGGTTAGATTTAGAAACTACAGGGGTTAACACAGTAACTGATAGAATAATTGAAATCTGTTTAGTTAAGACAGATCTAAAAGGTAACATTATAAGCAAATTTTATTCATTGGTAAATCCAGGATCTGACATAGAGATTAAACCTGAAGCATTTGCTAAACATGGAATATCAAAACAAGACCTAGAAGATCAAGATGGTTTTGGATTTATTGCAAGTGAAATAATCTCCTTTATAGGCGATTCACATCTTGGAGGTTATAATATACTCTACTTTGATATTCCTATGCTAGTCCAAGAGTTCTTAAGGGCTGGAGTAGTATTTGAATATAGAGATCGTTCAGTAATAGACCCTTTCCTTATTTACACAAAATATGAACCTAGAAATCTTGAATCTGTTTACAAAAGATTAACAGGTAAAGAACTTGAAGGTGCTCACCGTGCTGAAAACGATATACTTGCTACAATTGAAATCTTTGATAAGCAAAGAGAAATTTATGAACTACCTAATACTGTTGAAGAACTTGATTCATTTGTAAATGAAAGCAGAAAAGACATGGTTGATATTAGCGGTAAACTTAAATTTGCAGAAGTTGATGGTAAAAGAGAAATAGTATTTAACTTCGGCAAATGGAAAGGAGTTTCATTTAGAAGGGTTTTTGAAAAGGATAAGAACTATATTGAATGGATGTATGATAAGGGTGAGTTTTCAAAAGATACCAAGATCATAGTAAAGAAACTTCTTGACAGGTGTAGACAAGAATATATATAAAAAAAGTAAAAAATGAAACACATACAAACATTTGAAAGCTTCTTGAATGAGGCAAATGAAACGCCTCAAAGCATAGCAGATTTTTTGAGCAAGAATCAAGCACACTTTGCTTCTTTCCTTAAGCCTAAATCGCTATCAGCAAAGGTGGAAGGCAATACTGTTGTAATTGAGCCATCTTCAAAAAGTTTCACTATCACAGTAGACTTTAAGAAAAAGGAAATTAATAGTTCAGGAAAGCCTGAACGGCCAGAGTCTACTTCATACGCTGAAATAATGACGTTCCTTACTGGGAGAACTAAATTCGATGTCACAGAAGGGTAACAAAAAAAATTAGATAAATGAAACACCTTAAAACATTTGAAAGCTTTGTAAACGAAAAGAGATATGACGAAGGTCTTTATCTCCCAGCTGAGCCAGCTGCTAATACATTAAAATCATTAATGAAAGGCAACGAACTTAAAAAAGAAGAATCCGCATTGGATTCAGCAGTCAAAAGCATCAATCGCTACAATCGTTTTGTAAAAGTAAATTCAATTCTTGATATGAATCTATCTTGGGCATCCGACAATCAACCAAAGGGTTTTTGGGATATGCCAGGCCCGCTAATGAAAAAGGGTGATGGTGGCGTTGAAATCGAGTTTTGGGACTCTTATCAAATTGGAAGATTCAATGGAGTACCGGCAATTCTTTTAAACAAAGATTCTGACGCAGAATATAAATGTTATGTTTTAACAGTACCAGTAAATTGATAAATAAAAATACACGATGAAACACATACACACATTTGAAAGTTTTTTAAACGAAGCAGTTGGAACATTTAAAGAAGGTGATCTTGTCCGTTGGTCAAATCCAAAAACAGTTGAAAGAACTCCTGCACTTTACGGAGTAATAGTTAATGATAGAGGCAGAACAGTAGATATAGCTGTAGTAGGTACAAGTAATCATACGGATGCTCAACCTACCACTACAAATATGGTTCGTAATAATCATGGAGTATGGAAAGGTGGTGGAATGAATGCAGATCAATTAAAGAAAGGATCTGAGTATACACACCCTAATGCAGATAAGAAGTTTTTAACACTTTGGACAAATCAATAACTTAAAATAAAATTTAGTATTTATAATAGGAGGCTTTATGTCTCCTATTTTTTTTTTAAAAAAAGTTCTTAAAAAATTTTAATTTCCCAATAAATTGTATTATATTTATATTATTAAACAAAACAGAGTTATACAATATAAAAAATAAAAGATGTCTGTTAGTATAGAAAAAAAGTACCAAAAATTATCTGACACTGAACATGTACTTTTACGTCCAGGTATGTACATAGGTTCAATAAAACCTCATACAGAAGAACTCTTTATTCCTACCGGGAAAGGTTCAAAATTTGAATTAAAGGAAATAACATATAATCCTGGTTTCTTAAAACTGTTTGATGAAATTGTATCTAATTCTGTAGACGAACATAAAAGAAATCAAAATCTTAATAAAATAGATGTTACAGTAGATACAAAAACAGGAAAGATAAGTATTTATGATAATGGTGGTATACCTGTACAAATACATAAAGAGTATGATGAATGGGTACCTGAAATGATTTTTTCAAATCTTAAAACAGGTTCAAATTTTGATGATACTGAAGATCGTACTGTTGTAGGTACAAATGGTGTAGGTAGTACATTAACCAATATTTTTAGTAAAGAATTTAAGATTGAGACATGCGATGGTAAAAAAACCTTTGAACAAGTTTTTACTGATAATATGTCAAATCGCAGTGAACCTACAATAGGCAAGGGAAAAACAGGCTTTACTAGGATAAGTTATATTGCTGATTTTCAAAAATTTGGATTAAGCGGTATTGATGAGTCATCAATGATAATGCTAAAAAAGAGACTTATAGACATTGCAGCATGTAATCCTAAAATTAAGATAACACTTAATAGCGAAGAAATATCGTTTAGATCATTTAAGGAATATGCTGAACTTTATGTTAATCCTGTTTTTTACGAACAGTCCGAAAATTGGAAAATTGGTATAGGTCATTCACAAAGTGGATTTAATGCAATATCATTTGTAAACTCTGTTGAAACAAAAGATGGGGGTACACATGTAAATGGTTTATCGTGGCAAATTACACAATTTCTTCGTGATAAGATTAAGAGTAAATATAAATATGATATAAAGCCTTCAGAGTTAAAAAGACACTTATTCTTATTTATTGATTGTACAATTATAAATCCTGCTTTTTCTTCGCAAACAAAGGAAAAGCTAATAACAGAGGCAAAGGATTACGGTTCCTATCATACTCTTTCAGATAAAATACTTAACCAAATATTTACATCTGAAATTATACAATCTGTTTTAGATTGGATTGAGAAAAAGCAAGCAGCTGATGAAAGAGCTAAACTTAGAAAGCTAAATAAAGACCTTGATAAATCTAAAGTACTTAAACTTATAGATGCAAAAAAGAGAGGTGATAGAAAAAGCTGTACTCTTGCCATTTTTGAAGGTGATTCTGCATCAAGTGCATTTCGTAGGTACCGTGATCCTGAATTACAAGGAGCATTTCCACTTAGAGGAAAATTTATAAATGTTAGAGAAATACCTGATTCAAAGGTTGTACAAAATAAAGAAGTACAAGATCTTATGGCTGCATTAGGACTTAAGATAGGGCATGAACCTAATGATCTTAGGTATGGTAAAATTCTTCTCTATACTGATGCCGATGTTGATGGCAATTCAATTTCTGCACTTATGATTAATTTTTTAGGTAAGTATTGGCCAGAACTTTTTGATAAAGGGATAGTTCTTAAAGTTGAAACTCCTCTTATGGTTGCAAAGAAAGGTAAAGAAACACTTAGTTTTTATACCGATGCTGATTATAAACAGTGGGAGTCTAAACAAAAGAATCTTAACCAATGGAATATTGAATATAAGAAAGGACTTGCTGCATTAGAAGATGAAGAGTATAAAGAAATAATAAAAAATCCTAATACATTTGTACTTTCTCGTGATAAAGGCTTTTTTGATACTTTAGAGATATGGTTTTCAAAAGATTCAGAACCTAGAAAAAAGAAAATATTAGGAGAAGAGATAATAATTATAAAAAATTCTAAATCGCTATTTTAATGAGATCGAGAACAGTAACAGACTTCTTTGACACTGAATATTTGGAATATGCTAAATATGTAGTTACAAATCGTGCAATTCCACACTGTATTGATGGTCTTAAACCTACACAGAGAAAAATTGTACATGTTGCAAATAAAATATGGAAAGGTGGTAATGAAAAACCTATGAAACTTTTTCAACTTGCAGGTATGGTTGCAGCACAGGCATATTATCATCATGGCAATTCAAGTTTAGAATCATCAATGGTAGGTATGGCTCAAAAGTTTAAAAACTCATTACCTCTTTTGGACGGCATAGGACAATTTGGATCGTTAAGATCTCCTTCTGCCGGTGCTCCTCGTTATATTAGTGCAAAATTACATCCTAATTTTAGACTTATTTATAAAGATTTTGAACTCTTAACAAACAAAATTGAGGAAGGTGAAGAAATTGAGCCTGAGTATTTTTTACCTATTGTACCTACAGTTATCTTAAACGGTACTTCAGGTATTGCTGTTGGTTTTGCAACAAATATTTTAAACAGAAATCCTAAAGATGTTATTGACGCATGTATAGCTTCATTAAAAGATGAAAGGATTAAAACACTTACACCTTGGATAAGTGAATTTAGCGGTACATTTACAAGAGATCAAGGCAATCCTAAAACATGGAAAATAAGTGGATCTTACGAAGTAGTAAATACCACAACCGTTAAGGTTACAGAAATTCCTCCTTCTTTTACATATGAAAAGTATGAAGAACACTTAAATAATTTAATTGAAAAAAAGATTATTGTATCCTATGATGATAATTCTGCTGATAAAATACAATATGTACTTAAATTTCAAAGAGATGTACTTAAGAGTTATTTAACAAAAGATAAACTTTCTAACCTTCTTAAATTAGAAACACAAGAAACTGAAAATCTTACAACAATAGACGAAACAGGTAGTCTTAAAATATTTGAAAAGGCAGAAGACATTGTTACGCATTTTGTAAATGTAAGGCTAGGATTTTATATTAAGAGAAAGGAGTTTATCATAAATAAATTAAGTCGCGAATTAAGTCTTATTACAAATAAAGCAAGATTTATTAAAGAAATAATTGAAGGTACTCTAAAAGTAAATAATGTACCTAAATCTGAAATAGTATCTTATCTAAAAGGTAAAAAGTATGATGAATTTGATGGTTCATATAACTATCTTCTTAACATGCCAATACATTCACTAACAAGCGAAAGATTTCACGATCTTTTAAAGGAAAGAGGTGATAAAGAATCTGAGTTGGAAGCTGTTAAATTAACAGACCACAAAGATATGTATATGAAAGATCTTACTACTTTAAAACAAATGATTAAATAAACCATATAAAAATAAAAAGTATGATTAGAGAACAACAAACAACCGTAGAATCTTCTACTATTAGAAAGTACATTTATAATTTTATGTCTAACTCTCTTAAAGTAGAATTTAATTCAGGGGCAATTTATGAATATAATAATGTAAGCCCTGATGTTTATGAATCACTTTGTAAAGCAGAATCACAAGGAAAATTCTTTAACGAAAAAATTAAACATTCTTACGATTATACAAAACTTTTAATTGACTAAAATGAAAAATATTCTTTACGGAGCTCTAAAGGCTCATTTTGAAGCACAACGCCAAAAGGCATTAGCAATTATTTCAGTTTACTTAACAAACCCAGTTGGCATAGGTGAACATCCACAAATAATAGATGAAATGGTAGAGCAAACAAAATTACTTGCCGAAGCAATAGATTGTATAAATTGTTTAGAAGAAACTTTTGAAACTACTACACCGAATGAGTAAAATTATAATATGTGGTCCTTCTGCTTCAGGGAAGGACCATTTTAGAAAAAAAATGCAAAGTGCAGGATTTAATTTTGCCGTTCCTTATACAACACGTCCAAAAAGAGAAGACGAAATAGAAGGTCATGATTATCATTTTGTAGAAGAAGCTGAATTTCAAAATGCAGTGTATAAAAATCACATGTACATTTTTTCTAATTTTAATGGATGGTATTATGGAATATCAAATGTGCAGTGGAGAACATGTAATCTCTTTGTCTTATCTCCTAATGCCATATCACAAATTCAATTAACCGATAGAAAAGAATGCTCAATTTTTTATCTTGACATACCTGTTTTAACAAGAAGTGAAAGACTTTTAGCTAGAGGTAATATGCCAGGTGATACAATTGATAGAAGACTTAAGGCAGATGAAAAAGACTTTAAAGATTTTACCGATTTTGATTTCAGAATAACACAACCTTTTTTATAATTAAATAAAAATGAATAAATTTATCATCATAGAAGGAATTGATAATGTTGGAAAGGATACTCAACAAAAACTTATTATAAAAAGACAACCGCATTTAACATTCCAAACACTTCATTACTCAACTCTTCCATTTAAGAGTGCAGATTTTTATAAAAGCTATTCTGCTAAAATGTATGATGACATGTTTAAGATGATGATAGGATTAAAAGATAGTGAAATAAGTTTAATCTTTAATCGTTCCCATTTAGGTGAAACTGTTTACTCTCCGCTGTATAGAGATTATTCGGGTGATTACATTTTTGACATTGAAAAAGAATACGTTAATGATCTTAAAGATAAGCTTTATTTAATCACTCTTGTTGGTGATCCTAATATAATACAAAAAAGAGATGATGGATTATCACATTCTTCTAAATTAGAGGACATACAAAGAGAAGTTGATCTTTTTACAACTGCTCATAGAAAGAGTAATATAAAAAATAAAATTCTGATAAATATAGGGTCTATGAGCATTACTGGTGTTAATGATATAATCATGGATTTTCTAAGAGAAAAAAATATTTTTTAATAATGGAAGTTGAAGATATCCTATATGAAGCTATTTCACTTAATCTTAAAGATGAACTTTTTACAGAAATAAAAAGGTTAGAAATGGAAGATCCTTATAAGTATAAAGATTATACATTTTTAACAAAAACCGCATTTGATAACATTAAACAGAAAAAAGATGAGAGTATATGAAGGCGATACATTCGCCGATGTTTATAGAAAGGTGCTAGGTGGTTGTTATGCAAATCCTGATTATGTATCTTCGCCAAGAGGACAGCTTGTTAAAGAAATAAGTAATGTTGCATTAGTATTTGATCCTAAATTTTCTCTTTATGAAAATGAAAAGAGAAGCAGTCAATTTAATTACATTGCAGGCGAATTAATTTGGTACTTTTGTGGCCGTAATGATATTGAGTTTATTTCAAAATACTCAAAATTTTGGTCAAAATTAGATCAAGGTAATGGTACTGTAAATTCTGCTTACGGTAATCTTATTTTTGTTGAAAGAAATGAACATGGTCATACACAATGGCAATGGGCTTTAAATTCATTAATAAGTGATAAAGATACACGTCAAGCAATACTTCACTTTAATAAACCTAATCATCAGTACCTAGATAATACAGACTTTGTTTGTACTCTTAATGCAGTATTTCAAATAAGAAATGATGAACTTAACTTAACTGTTGATATGAGATCTAATGATCTTATTTTAGGTACCCCTACTGATGTGGCATTCTTTACAGTTTTACAACAGCAAATGTTAAATCACTTACGAGATTATTATCCTAAATTAAGATTAGGTAAATATACACATATTGTACACTCTATTCATTTATACGAAAGACACTTTGGTTTAGTTGAAGAAATGCTTAAGCACAGTTTTGATCAAATGGAAATGCCAACATTAAGAACTAATCTTGTAGATAAAGATGGAAGACCTGAATGTGAATTAAGAGAAATAATGGATATGTTAAGTGATAAGAACAAAAACACATATAATGATAAACTTTTGGATTGGATATCAGTAAATTCTTATAAATATATAAATAAAACAGAAGATGCAAAATCATAAAGATGTAAACGTTTATCATTATGTATTTCATTTCTCTCCATTTAGAGATGAAGATAAACAGTGGGCATGCATTTATAGAGAAGATCAAAAGGAATATTGGAACGGTTTAACACATAAACCAAATGGCGCACCTGTTAAAATAAGTTATGCTAGTTCAACAGAAGAAGCATTTAAAAATATGATAAGTAAATGAAATACATAAAACTTTTTGAACAGTTTATTAATGAAGCATTAGGAGATGATGAAAATTGTTTACATAAAATTTATTTAGCTACAAAGAGAAGTAGTGGCCAAAGATGGCTAACATATAAAGGTTTTGCCGGTAATAAGTTTTTTACACAAGTTACTGAAAATAACATGGATAAATTAGACATTAATCCAGACTATCCTGTTTTAAATTATCATAGTGACATAACAAATGAACTTTTAAAGAAAGGTAAAATTAAAAAGGAAAACATTTATAATCTTCCTGAAATTATTACAAAATCTGGCTCTAAAGAAGAATTTCATAAACTTATAGGTGAAGATGAAAACATTCCTAAAACAGTTTACACTGTGAATGATGCAGAAAAAACACTAAAGTTTCCTATTATAGCAAAACCTGCATCAGGACATTCAGGAATTGGAATACAAGTTGTAAAAACAAAAGAAGACCTAAAAGATTTAAACGGTAAATTTGATACATTTTCTGAATTTATAGATAAAGCAGAAGAACACCGATTTTTTAACTTTAGAGGAAAGCCTTTCTTTTGGATGGAAAGAACACCTCTTAACGATAAGGCAAAAACGGGAGACGGTGATACCGATGAAGAAATGCATTTTGGTTATGCAAGAAGAAATATTGAAAACATACCAAATGATATTAAAAAGGTTCTTTCTAAATTTTGTGAAAAGTTTTCAGATTTTCCATACATATGTTTTGACTTAATGAGAGATAAGAGTGGAAAGATCTATATCATTGAGTCCAATGCACAACCTGGTGTACCTTTTGATAGCACCGTAGCACTATACGAAAAAATCTATGAAGATTTTTACAAGAAACCTTTAAGTGAAAAGTCTAAGACAAAACTTGAAGAGTATGCAAAGCAAATGATAGGCCTTACTCTAAAAAGAGATAATAAAAGATTTAGTGTAAAAGATTAAAAAAAGTTCACTAAAAATTTTCAATTCCCAATTATTTGTTTTATATTTATAATATAAAAACAATACAATTTATATGGAAGAATCAACGGAATATCAAGAATTACAATTACCTGAAGATTTCTTTCTTACTTCTGATACATGGTTTGGTAGACCTCAAATATTACAAATCGCAAACAGAATTTCATTTCGATCTATTGAAGAAATGAATGCTCAATTAATTAAAAATTGGAATAAGAAAGTAAAAAAGAATGACACCGTTATTCATTTAGGAAATTTTGCATGGGATGCTGATACTGCAAGATATGTTTTAGGAAAACTAAATGGCAAAATTTATTTCTTATTAGGAAACGCAGATTATGCAATAGATGAAGTAGGAGAAGAATACGATAATGTTTCAATTATTGAAAACGAAATACTTCATTTACCAGAACACAATGTTGTTCTTTCTCATTATCCTTTAGAAGTTTGGAATGGCAAAGAATCTGGAGTTATTCATATTCATGGGCATACTGTATTTAGTCATAAGACTGATTTAAGAGTTCAAAAAAGATTTAATATATGTACTGACTTCTGGGATTATTCACCTATCAAATTATCATCAATAAACGATATTATAAATCTATCAACAAATGAGTAAAAAAACAAAAACTTACAAAGAATTGGCATTAGAGTTTAAAAGAACAAAATCAGAAAGAGCTTTTAATGATCTTTACAAAAAAATGAGACCTGGATTATGGTCATACATATTTAAAATTGTTAAAGATAGTGCTGTTGCTGATGATATTACATCAACAACTTTAACTACAATTTATCTTAAAATTGATCAATACGATGATCAATATCAAATCACAACATGGGCTTATAAGATTGCATTTAATGATTGTATAGGATGGCTTAGATTTAAAAATAGAACTGTAAGTGCAGAAGTATTTTCTGAAAAAGGTGTAGAACCAATTTTTGAACCTAAAAATATTGATGTTTATAACTGTGAAACTGAAACAGAGCGTGAACTATTAGAAAAAGATTTTTTATTAGATGAAAAAGTTAGGCTTTTAACTGAAAGTATTGAAGCTCTTCCTCGTATGTATAAAGATTATATGGTTGAAAGATTTGTAAATAAAAAATCATATAATGAAATACTTGACATAATGGTAAAACATGAAAAAGGCATAAATTTACAAACGGTAAAAAACAGAATTTTTAGAGGTAGAAAATTAGTAAAAGATAAATTAGAAAAACTTCCTATTTTTGCTGAAAATTAAAACACTATGTATATTTTTAAACTTATTAAAGAAATCCAAGTTTGGTTAAAGATTAGAAAAATAGCCAAAGAAAATGAAAAAATTTTAAATGAAAACGGATTCAGAGTAGATTGGATAGGTAGAATTTACACTGTCATAAATCTACCAGAAGAAGTTATTAATGCTCCTATTAGTCAAGAAGGATACGTATTAATGAAACTTCGTGAGTTTGATAAAGTTTTTCTTAATTTAGGAATAGCAGATTATGTTTCTCCTGAAATGGAAAAGATTTCTGATAGCGATTCATTTTTATTAATAATATCTCCTAATAGTGATTACATTAGTTTTTGGCCAATGTTTTGGTTTATTTTAAAAATATTTGGTATTTACATTGGAATAAAAATACTTATTTACATTATAAAATATCTTTATCCCTATCTTATTTGGATTTTTAATTTAATTTTTTAAATGTCAACACAACAATCACTACAAAAAACTGTTCAGATAAATGGTAAAAGATACTATGTTATTGATGAAAACACTAAATATCCAAGTGTAACTACAATATTAGGATCTCTTACTGACAAGTCAGGAATAGATAAGTGGAAAAAGCGCGTAGGTGAAGAAGAAGCTGAAAGAATATCAAAATATTCAGCAAATCGTGGCACAATAATGCATCAATTGTGTGAATACTATTTAACATCCGAAATGGAAACAAGCGAAGACCGAATTTCTGATGCAAAAGAAAAATTAAATATCTTTATAAAAGAAAATGAATTTACCGAAAGTGAAATAGCTTGTGGAGAAAAACTTTTTTATAATTTTTATGACAACGGTTATTTCAATAAGATTGAGTCAGTAATTGCAGCAGAGGATATGTTATTCTCTCATAGAATGGGAGGTTATGCAGGTAGAGTAGATATTATTTATAGAAATAAAAACTCTCATCCAGTGATACTAGATTTTAAGTCTGCCACTAAACCTAAAAAAGAAGATTGGATAGAAAACTATAAACTTCAAATTTCTGCATATTTTATTGCTTATTGGGAAATGACTGGTGAAAAACCTGAAAGTGGCGAAATATGGATAAGTAATGAATATGATTCGTTTCCACAAATTTTTACACTTAGTTTTGAAGAATTAAAATATTATTCTAAGAAATTTTTACAAATGGTTAAATCATATCATGAACAATATTCTCATATTGAAAATATATAAACAAATAACTAACCTAAATGTATATTAAAAAGTTTAAAGATTTTTTATTTGAGGAGCAAAGGCATAAGCCAGTTGATCACATAGAAAAACAAGAAATTTCTGATGGATCAGATCCGGATCTTGAAAAAGAAGCTCAAGATTTTATTACAAACGAGGAGGAAAGTTGTGCTAGATGTGGAGAAAACACTGATGAATGTGTATGTCCAAGTGATGATCCATGGTCTACACAAGTTTATCATAGAGCTCCTAAAGGAGAAATAGTAAAAGGAAAACCTAAACAAAATTTTAAACAAAAATAGTATGAAAAACGTTAAAGAATATTTAGATTATGCAATATTAGTTTTTTGCATATTAACTTTTTTAAATACGTGTAGTACAAAAACAACCTTAAAAAAGGTAAATGTACTAACAAAACAAGTAGATTCTTTAAAGACTGAAATTATTAATCGTAATGAAATGATTAAGATTATTGAAGAAACACCTGCTTGGAAAACTTTAAGAATAGAGGAAATTTCTGATAAAGAAAAAATCTCTATAAATGCATTAGAAGAAAAATTAAATAAGTAAATGGCAAACATAATTCCAGGCGTACCTACACCCCAAAGCGGAGATCCTACATGTGTACTTTCAGTATGCGGTAGGATCATAGCTCAAGTTGATTGCATAGTTTATATAATGCAAGGTACTACTGGATGTATTGATATACAACTTTTTGATAAAGATGGTCAACCTTTAGATCTTACACAATTTAGTGATATTCAAATACAACTTTTTAATGAACTTGAATGTGTAATTGCTAATTTTTGGTACCCTTCTATACCAACTGGTGCTAGGGGTTTTTTAATAGAAATTTTGCAATACACTAATCAAAGTGGAAGAATAGTTAATAAAGGTTTACTACGTATTTGTTTAAGCAGAGAATGTACTGCAACTATACCCAGTGCAATTTTCGCTGAAATTTTATTAACAAAACCAGGATCTGTTACAGGCGGAAGTGAAGAAGTAATTGGTATTCCTTGTATACAGGTTGCAAGTATACTTGCATCTAAAATTTACAAGAATGGTGGTAATACAGGCTGTGGGTTACTTTTATAATTATGAAGAATAAATTAGTTCATTTTTCAATCATTGGAATTTTTATATCTCTTTATGCACTTGTTGCTACTATTTCAATGATAAATTCTGTTGAATTTTTTGACATTAGTCATAATAGAATAATGTCTTGGGTCTTAGCTTTAGGATTTGAATTAGGAGCTGCCGCATCTCTTGCTGCAATTTTAATTCTTGATAAGACAAATAAGGTAATGGTTTGGGGTTTGTTTATACTCTTAACAAGTTTTCAAATGATGGCTAATTCATATCATGCCTATATTAATCTTGAAAATTACATTCCTTGGATAGAACTTTTTGGATTAACCGAAGAAGATCTAATTACTCAAAAAAGAATTCTTTCAATAATAAGTGGTGCTATACTTCCTATTGTTGCATTAGGATTTATTAAATCTTTAACAGATTACATTAAGCCAACAGAAAACTTAAACAAAGAAGAAAACTTATTTGATTTACCTGACAGTGAATTAGAAGTATCTTTGTTATCTGATTTAGATAAATTTTATGATAATGATGTAGAGTTAGAAGAAGCATCATTAACAGATTTAGAAAGATTTTATGAAGAAGACGAAAGAGAAACTTTAACAAGTAATGAAATAAATGAAATCTCTAATAGTGTAGAAGTAAAGAATGAACTATCACAAGAAGAATTACCTATTGCAAATGCAAAAGATAGTTCTATAAAAACACAGGTAAAGAAACCTAAAAATGATAGCATGCCTTTAAAAAGACAAATTAGGATGAATTACACAGGACCTACAGAATCCTACAAACCTTAGTTTTTTTAAAAAAAATATTTTTTTATGGCATCTAACCATCATGAAGACGAGATTTTCAAAGATAAGAAAGTCCCAAAAACTCCAATTAAATTTAAACTTGTTCTTAATGAAGAACAAAAACAAGCAAAGGAATTAATACTTAATAACACATTAACACTCATTGCAGGAAAGGCTGGATCTGGAAAAACTCTTTTGGCATGCCAAATAGCATTAGATGGATTATTTAAAAAACAATTTGAAAAGATAATTATAACAAGACCTACTGTATCTAAAGAAGAGATAGGTTTTTTACCAGGTGATCTTCATCAAAAAATGGATCCATGGGTTCAACCAATTCATCAAAATATGTACCTTCTTTATGATAAAGAAAAGATTAAAAAACATATTGAAACAAGTGAAATAGAAATTGTACCTGTTTCATTTATGAGAGGTAGAACATTTCTTGATTGTTGTGTTATAGTTGATGAAGCTCAAAATGTAACAATGGAACAAATGGAAATGATTGTTACTAGAATAGGTTTAAGATCAAAGATGATTATATGTGGAGATGATGCTCAGGTAGATCTTAAAAACAGAAAAGATTCTGGATTCAAATTTTTATATCAAAATGCAGAAAAAGTAGATGGTTTAGCTGCAATTACACTTAAGGAAAATCATAGAGATCCTATTGTTGATAAACTCTTAGACTTATACGAAGAAGAACACAGTAAAAAGAAATCTAATAAATAATTTAAAATCAATATATTATGAAGAAAGTTTTGGCAATTTTACTATTTTTATTTTTGGCACCGGCATTAATTTCATTTGATACACATAACTATTATGATTCTTATATAGAAAGATACCTTCCTATTGCTGAAAAATATGAGCGTGAATGTGGAATACCTGTAAGTATACAATTGGCACAAGCAATAGCTGAAAGTGGTGGCGGTAAAAGTAATATTGGTAAAGTTGCCAATAACCACTTCGGTATAATGGCATTTTCAAATTGGAGAGGAAGCGTTTATAAATCAAAGAGTGGAAATTGGAGAAAATATGATAGTGTTGAAGATTCCTATGGTGATCATGCAGAATTTTTGTATGAACATTACCAACACGCAGTAGGAAAACCTGCATCTTATTGGATTAAAAATTGCGGAGGATACGGTGGTAGAGGGTATTGGAATAAATTAAAAAAGTTTATACAAACATACGAACTTCACAAATATGATAAAATAAGTTTGGAGTATGATATTGAAAAATGGTTCCTATTAGGAAAAAGCTAAAGAACCTCAACAATTTTAAGTAATAAATACTACCTTTCACTTTAATAAATAAAATAAAATTAAGATGAATTTTAGGATAGAAAATGATTCATTACTAGAAGAAATAAGACTTAAGAGCATAACTGAAAGAACAAAGGTTCTTAACGAAAGAAAACAAGGTCAGTCTATGATTATAACAGTTCCATCAACAAGCAGCGGCGGTAATGGTGGAGGTGATAATACTGTTAACCAATATGTTGAAACAGGTTATGTTGAAAACTATTTTGAATAAATTATTAAAAAATTATAAAAAATGCCGCTAATAACAAGACAAGAAAAAGGAAGTAAATTAACTATTCAAGAAATGGATGGTAATCTTGAGTATTTAGAATCAAATGGATTTATAAATGGGGAATACAACCAAACACAAATAGGTACTGGTGCTGTAATAGATTTAAGTTATATATCATATGATCCAGCCCCATTAACTGATACTATTCCTAACATATACACGGTTAATCCAACTGGTGGTGATGGTAGTGGATTAGAATTATCATTAAGAGTTGTTGATGATAGAGGTAGCAAACAGTTTGATTTTGCAAACTCCACTATCATAAACGGCGGTCTAGGTTATAGTGAAGGTAATGAAGTCACATTTTCCTCAAATGATATTGGCGGTACATTAAACGAAACAATAACACTTGTATTATTACCTGGAACCGTTGATGTAACAGTTTTATCATCTATTGCAGTTAGTACTGATTCAATAACATTAAGAACTGCAGCATTACTCATTGATGCTAATGTTAACATTAGCGCTAATGTTGAAGTTGGCGGTACTATAGATGCTACTGGTATAAGATCTCAAAATATTAATGGTGATGCTTCATTGGATTCTTTAAGAGTGTTTAATCCTACAGGTATAACCACGGTATCATTTCCAAATTTGCCAGTAACAGACCCTGGGATAGAAGGATATCTTTGGGTTGATGCAGCTAATGACTTTGTATTAAAAGTATCACAAGGATAATTAAAATTACTGTACATTTACAGAAATGTCATGGAATTATCATAAAAACCTGTCAACTTGACAGGTTTTTTAGTTTGGCACAGTTTTTATTACTATATTATATTGTAAGGAACTATTTCCTTATAAAAATAAAAAAATTATAAATTATGTTATTTTATCAAAACTTTATTCCAGTTGCGCAAAAATCAAAATTAACTAACACAATGGACAAAATTTTTAGAGATTCATTTTGGGATGACTTTGAGTCAGCATTCACTCAAAAGGGATGGTACAGTGAAAAGACTGATACTGAATGGTTATTACAGATACCTGTTCCAGGCTTAACCAAAGATGATTTGGTTATTAAAGTAGTAAAGGATGGCCTTAATATTAAAGTAAATGAAGGTAATCGTTGGACTGAAAAATTTGAAAAAACATTTACACTTCCACACGATTCTAATCTTAAAGCAGTGAGTGCAAAAGTAGAAAATGGCCTACTTAATATTAGTATACCTATTAAAGAAGAAGGTGAAAATTTAGTTCAAATTAAGTAAAACAAAACGGATTTATTTTATATAATATATAAACAAATATGGAAAACATGGAACTAAATCAGTCACAAGCAATTAATGTTTTAATTCAAGCTGCTAAAATTGGTCAAAGTAAAGGAGCTTATTTATTAGAAGATGCAGAACTAATCAGTAAAGCAATTCGTGTTTTTATTCCTAAACAGGAAGAAGGACAAGATCAGGCCCTTAATCAAGAACAACCACTTGAAGTAGTTAAGTAATTAAAACAAACTTTTACTCAAAATAAGGGCGGCCAATAGGCTTGCCCTTTTTATTTTTATATATGAACTTTGCAATAGTAATACCAACAAGAAATGATAGACCTAAATTTGTAGAACAATGTAAAAAGTTCTTAAGAAGGCAATCAGTTCAACCTAGTGAAGTAATTTGGGTTAATTATAGCCCTCTTTCAAATCAAAGAGATATTACACAAAGATATAGAGCAGGCGTAGAAGAAGCAACAAAAAAAGGATACGAATTTGTTGTATTTTGGGAAGATGATGATTGGTATCATCCACAATATTTAGAATGGTTAATTAAACAATGGCAAGGAAAAGGAAAGCCAAACTTTTTTGGTGTAGGTGAAACTTACTATTATCACTTAGTTGCAGGGAAATCTCATCATATGAAACATAGTGGAAGAACTTCCGCATTTTGCACACTAGTAAAATTACCTTGGAGAATAACGTGGCCGGCTGATAATTATGCATTTTTGGATATGCACATATCTAAACATTCACAAGTAATTACGGTAGATTTTCCTAAAGATCAGGTTTATGCAATAGGAATAAAACACGGAACAGGTTTAACAGGTGGGGGTGGACATAATGTAAATTTTCCTTATAATAATCAAAATGCTAAAGAGTGGTTTATTAATCAAATAGGAGGTGACAAAGATTTTTACGAAAATGTACTTAAAGAACTTAATAATGCTTCCATTAGAAGAAATTCAACAATAGTAAATCAACCTAATAATATACCTAAAGTAAATGAAAGAAGTAACATTCAAAAACGAGAGATTACTCCTCTTAATTCCAATACACAATTACATAGAAGGAGTACAAAATTTATTAAAATTCATAAAAGATAATTTTAAAGATTTATTTGACTCTTATCATATTTCATTAATAGACAATTGTTCAGATCAAAAAACAGTTTCTTATCTTAAAAGTATAAATGATCATAACATATCATTTAGTCAATGTAATGTAGAAAAATCATTAAAAGATACTTTAAGTTTAGGATACCTTGTAGGAATGAAAAGAAGTAATCCTACAATAATATCTATATGGGAAACCGATGCAAATCCTAACATAGATGTTTTTAAAAAAATGATTAGTGTTTTAATAAATGAAAGAAAAAATAAAGTAGCATCAGTTACACCTATGTATAAGTGGAATAATAATTATTGTTATCCTACACATCCACATTGGTTTAAAGATAAAACTTATAAAATAGATATTGAAAACGGAGAAATAACAAATCCACATGCTGTACCATTTCTTTTTTCTGTTTGGGATTTTTCTGTATTTAAAGATATAAAAAATGAAAGTTTTCGTAATTTTATAGGTTTAGATACAGATTTTGGAACATACTTAACAACAAAAGGCTATAAACATTTAAGATTAAAGAACTACTCCATAGAACATGTAGGAGGTGGTAAAAAAAGTTGGTAATGATAAGAAAACGTAACATATTAAGAGTTAGCTTACCAAAAGAAGTAAATGTTAAACCAATTAATAATAGAAATTTAGCAGAGTACGAGAGAATTAAAAAATACAGAGAAAAATACGAACTGCAAAATTCTAAAAAAAATGGGTTTATAAATTTTGGACATACTGTAAATCTTGCAAAATTAGAATCATCTTCCAATCAATTAGAGTGGGTTAGTAAAAAGAAGATTTGTATAGTTTTTCATATTTTTTATAGTGATTTAACAAGTGAAATTATTTATAGACTTAAAAATTTAAAGTTTAAATTTGATTTAATAATAGTATCACCAAAATTAAGCCCATTTTCGCAATCAAAAGAAATTACAAAATATTTAGATTTTAAGCCTACATATTTAGAATGTCCTAATGTAGGAAAGGACATAGGAGGAAAATTAACTGCAATTGAACATATATTAAATGCAAAAAAAGAATACGATTTTTTAATCATGGCACATGATAAAAAAAGTACACATATGAATAGAGATATGGCAAATAATTGGAGAAATGATTTATATGATGGTATTTTTTTAGATAAAAATGTAAATTTAATATTAAACGGTTTTATAAAAAATGAAAAAATAAAATTGTCAGGCACAAAGGTCAGAGAAGGTATTACTGATTCTAGAGCAATAGCAGTAAATCCAGGAAATGTTAATTATATTAATATTTTATGCAAACAGGTTTTTAATATTTCTATGCCAAATGACACTTCGTTTGTAGGAGGAACCATGTTTTGGATGGATTGGAATTACTTTAGTGAAATATTTAAAAAAATTAATATAGGATCGGTTATAAAATATTTAGAAAAAGGCAATGTTAAAGAACCTTCGTATTCTCATGCAATGGAAAGAATGTTTGGTATATTAGTAACATATAATAATAATAAAATAGGATACTTATGAAATATGCAGCTTTATGTATAATGTCCAAAAATCAAAATGATTATCTTTTAGAAAACATTAACTATCATAGAAAAATAGGGTTTCAGCATTTTTTTATTTACGATAACGAAAGCGAGCCTGCTATTAATATAAAATCAAAAGATGTTACTGTTATAAAATGGCAAGATTCAAATAATGGTTCTCAAATAAGAGCTTATACCGATTGTTTAAAAAGAACACAAGATTGGGCATGGTTAGGTTTTATTGACACTGATGAGTATATAGTCTTAAAACAACATAAAGACATTAAGGATTTATTAAAAGAATACGAGAATTATGGTGGGTTAGGTATTCAATGGAAATGTTTTGGTTCTTCAGGACACCTAAAAAAACAAAAGAACATAATAGAAAAATATGTTCATGCTAGTGAAACTAATGATGATATACATATAAAATCAATAGTTAGGCCTATACATGTATTAAAACCTGAGGGAAATCCTCATGCATTTAATTATAAAAATAATAAATTTTGTGTTAATGAAAATAAAAAACAAATAAGTGGACCTTTTAATAAACCTTATACTTATAATCTTATACAGCTTAATCATTATGTAACAATGAGTAGAGAAGACTTTGAAGATAAGAGAAAAAGAGGTGGTGGTAATCTTAGAAATAGCGTTAAATTAACTGAAGAATTTTGGGAAAGATTCCAAAACGGAAAACCTAATACTGACATTTTAGATTTCTTAAAAAGAATGTAATGAAAATACTTTTGGCAATAACTACATATAATCAAGTAGGATACACTAAAAAATTAATATCATGCTTAAAGAAAATAATAATACCAAATTTGGATATTGTTTTTATAGATGATGTTAGTAAAGACGGTACACAAAATTTTATAAAAAATTCAGGATATAACATTATAGAAAGAAATCAACCTAAAGGGTTAACTTGGAGTTGGAATATTGCTTATAGAAAATTTAAAAACGAAGGGTATGATTTTTTAATTATTGCAAACAATGATATTTTGTTATGTAAAGAATCAATTCTTAATTTAATAAATTCTACAAAAAATACGCAGATTTCTTGTCCACTTAGTACAAGAAATGGAGCAGGGCATAATTGGAAAGAACAATCAGTAGAAAAATATTATCCTAATTTAGGTATAAATGCAAATGATGCAAACAATTATGCTGAGGTACAAAAAAGACTTACAAATAAAGAAATAAAAATTACAAGATTTAACGGGTTTTTATTTTCAGTTTCAAGAAAAATAATAGAAAGTGAATTTAATAACGATAATTTAATTAACCCTGCACTAGTAAATGTAGGACAAGAAAGTGATTTAGGTAATCGTTTAAAAGAAACACCAACATTATGCTTAGGATCTTTTGTGTATCACTTTAAAGGAGTTAGTTTTCCTATTAAAGGTTTAAAAAACGGAAAGGATGTAAGGCAAAACTTAAATTTATATCATTAATGAAACAATTTTTTAATACATTTATCATACCAAGTATAGGTAGGCCTACACTTAAAAAAGCAATACAAAGCATTTTTAACCAAAATGCAAAAAAGAATGAAACACACATAGTAGTGGTTTTTGATAATTGCGATATAGTTGATTATGGTATACCTAATGTAACTAATATTAAAACTAATAAAAAATGTACTTCTGCTGGTGAAGTTAGAAATCATGGGCTTTTATACATTAAAGAAAATATAAAAACTAAATATGTATCATTTTTAGATGATGACGATTACATTTTAAACAGTTTTAATGATGTAGTAATTAATCACAATAATTATGAATTACTTATACATTCAATAAAATTTCCTTTTCATCCACCTGAAAAAAGAATTTTACCAGATAAATCAGGTTTACACATACAGAGAGCAAGAATGGGTATAGCAATGAGTGTAAACTATGATTCTTTATTAAAATCTAATGTTATGTTTAAATCTTGTCAAGCAGAAGACTATTTCTTTGCACTTGATTTAATAAATGCTAAACTTAAATACTGGAAAACTGGAATTGTAACATACATATCTCCTAAAGCAGGAGGTTGGAAATAATTAACCAATAAATAATCAAAAACATGGCAAATGGAGTTTATAAAATAACAGAAGATTTTGAAAAAGAGCTTAGCGATTACACTGGAGCTCCTTACGTGATCACCGTTGATAATCAATCTAACGGTTTATTTTTAGCATTAATGTACGAACAGGCAAAAGGAATAGAAATTACCATACCTAATAGAACTTACCCATCAGTTCCTTGTGAAATAATACATGCGGGTGCAAAGGTTAAATTTGATATTGTTAAAGGTAAGACAATAAAAGGCGCATACCAACTTAAGCCAACTAATGTATGGGATTCTGCTCTAAGATTTACTCATAATATGTATAAACCTGGTACACATATGTGTATAAGTTTTACAGGCCCTTATAAACATTTTAAACTTTCAAAAGGAGGAGCAATCTTAACTGATAATTATGATGCCTATCTTTGGTTTAAACGTGCAAGATATAGCGGTAGAAGAGAGTGCTCTTATCATGATGATTATTTTGATATGTTAGGATGGAATTTTTATATGATGCCAGAATTAGCAGCAAGAGGTTTACTTTTAATGAAACAGTTTTATAAAACAGATGGCACGCCTAAACATAATGAAGATTTAGAAATGCCTTATCCAGATTTATCTAAGTTTAAAATTTATACTGATCAATAATATGAAAAAAGCATTAATTGGAGCTGGCGGATTTGCCAGAGAAATAAAAGCACACATCGGAGATAACACAATAAAATGTTTTGTTGATGATAAGTTTTGGAAAGAAAACAATGAATACATATTTCCTCTATCAGAATTTAATCCTGCTGAATATGAAGTAATTGTAGCTATAGGAGATCCTATTGATAGGGTTAATATGGTAAACAAATTGCCCAAAGAAACCAAATATTTTACTTTTATACATCCTTCTGCTCAAATCTTAGACACTAATATAACTATAGGTAAAGGCAGTATAATTTGTGCAGGTTGTATATTAACAACTAATATTAAAATAGGAGATCATGCTCATCTAAATCTTAATACAACAATAGGACATGATTGTACTATAGAAAACTATTTTACAACAGCACCTGGTGTTAATGTATCAGGAAATTGCAATATAAGTGATTATGTTTATATTGGAACAAATGCATCATTAAGACAAAAATTAACAATATGCAGCAATGTAACAATTGGATTAAATGCAGGTGTAGTTAAAGATATTAAAGAACCTGGTACTTATGTAGGTGTACCTGCTAAAATTTTAAAAAATGAGAAATAAACAAGGAAAGGTTTGGGGATTTACTGAACAAATTTTCGGAAAGAATAATGTTAGTATACATCGTATATTAATAGAGCCAGGTGGTTACTGTTCTATTCATAAACATGAACACAAGTGGAATATGTTTTACATTGAAAGTGGTTGTATAAATGTAAAAACCTGGAAAAATGATTATGATCTTATAGATAAAACATTTCTAAATGCAGGTGAAAGCATAATGATTAAACCTGGCGAATATCATCAATTTATAAATAATGACATAGAGTTTGCAACAGTATATGAAATTTATTGGACTGAATTAGATGAAGATGATATAGAAAGAAAAGATGTTGGCGGTAAACAATTTTAAATTTCTCCATATAATAAATAAAAGAAAATGAATCAACAATCACAACAAGGCGAATTTAATCTTGATATTTCAAGAACAACCGCTATCACATGTTCCAGTTGTGGCCATAACGTTTTTCAACACGCTTTCTTACTAAGAAAGGTTAGTAAGTTTATTTCACCTGAAGGTGTTGATAGACTTTTACCACTTGATACAATGATATGTGCAAAATGTGGAAATGTAAATCCGGAGTTTAATCCATTACCTGAAAAATTTAATGACAATGAGTAACGAAACACAAGAAACAAAACCAAGAAAAAGTGAACTTTTACAAGAGCACAAACAATTATTAGACAAAAACGATATCCTACTAAAGGAAATGCAAAGTCGTGAATATGTAATTGATTTTAGAGATAAGTCAGTTTTTAATTCTCTTCTTAAATTTCTTGAAAAAGAATCTCCGTGGGGTCATACAACAGCAGCTGGTCTAATCCTATTATTTAATAATATGAAACAACAAAAGGCTGGCGTTAATGAAGCAAACTGGGACGGTAAAATTAAATTACGTTCTGCTAATGTTTCCATTCTTTGGACAATGGTTACACAAATGAAAGGCAACGGTTTTCATGAAGCAAAGCGTTTTGTTGAACTTATGGCAAATATTGGCGAAACACTTTCTAAAGCTGTTCAACAAGTACATTTTGATAATCAAGGCCTTAGAGAAAATCACTCAAGAATTAACGAAATTGAAAACTTGTTAATGAGTCCTGACATTATTCATGATGTTGAAGAAGAAACTGTTAATCATATTGCTTCTTTTGTTGATGAAGTAGATCCTATAGTTGAAAATGTTTAACTATGTCCTTCAACGTAAGAACACTTAACCAAGAAAGGGTTTTAGAAAAATTTAAAACCAATGGCATTAATGGGGTTATTGATTTATTCAGTAACCCCGATGCTTTAATACTTCAGGATGAAATTACTGCACTTATATACCAGGAAATAGTCTTAAATAAAGATCAGACAGAAA